CGCCCCGAACATGACAACGGGACGAGGGCTTGTGCAACCAAACCGACACCAAATTTTTCTAACTCTTACGAGACTTTGTTCCAGAGCATTTGCTTCTTTTTAGCGTTGATATTATCGTACAATCCTTTCTTCTTCATATTAAAATGGGATGTCCTCGTCGGAGTTTACTGAATTGTTTTTGGGCTTTTGCTCACTCTGCTTGTAAGGCTCCTTGATGGAACCGGAGATGAAGTTTCCTCCATTTTTTCCGGTTTTGTTCCAAGCACTCATCTCCCACTCCTTGCCGTTGATGGTGATGGTTCCGGTGTATTGCGGAGCCTTGGGATTTGCGTTGTTTTTAGGGAAGAGGACAAACCTCTTTTCGTTGTCGTATTGCATTTGTTTTTTTGGTTATTTATCGTCAAAGCGCATAAAGCTCTGACGAAATTCAAGAGCTATTCTAGCTCTAGCACAAGCTCTGGCAAGTTTAATATTTAGGAACCAATCAAAAGGTTTCTCTTGCTCTCGTTCAATTACAAGGAACAAATCGCAATCATGCTCGATTGCCCTTGACTCTCTGGATGCTCCATCAGCGTTTAGCTGGGTGAGAGCCAATATGGTTATGTCTAGCTCCTTGGCAAGCTGTTTAAGCGTTCTGGAAGCCTCTGCAACTTGTCTTTCTCGGCTGTCCTTCCTATCCGTAGGGGAGAGTAATTGAATGTAATCCACGACGATTAGGCGAGTTTGATGGACAGCACACATACGGCGCATAGCCGCCCGGAGCTGGAGGGGATTCACATCGCCCTCGTCTCGGATATAAATGGGAAGAAGGGAGACTTGTGTTGCCGCCCTGCTGATTTTATCCATCTCCTCTTTGGTCGGCTGTTTGGAAAGAACTGATATGTCGGCTTGTCCATAAGAACTTACGAATCGATCAAACAATTCGCCACTGCTCATCTCAAGGCTGATAAATCCTACCGGATGACCGGCGGTAGCCGCCCTGGTCGCCATGTTGACAGCCATGCTGGTCTTTCCTCCCTTTGTAGCCGCCCCAATCACGATGAGTTGCCCCTTTCGGAATCCTCCGGTTAGGTCATCAAGAGGCTTGAATCCGGTGGTTATGCCGATGAGTTTTCCCCTGTTTTTGAATATTTCCTCGTAGGCACTCACCCTGTGCAATGCCACTTCTTTAAGCGATTCAATTCTCCCCTTGCTCTCTGCATCTGCCGCCACTGCCACTAGAGCCTTCTGCACGACTTCCGATAACTCTCCTGCCTCTGCTGGATTCTGGGCTGAAGCTATGATTTTCTCTGCCGCACTTATTGCTAATCTCGCAGTGTGTTTGTGGCGAAGTATCTCAAGGTAATCTTTCCAGTTGGATAGAACTGCTGGTGAAATAAAACATTCTGAAATTAAGGAAGCTCCTCCCATGAGTTCAAGCGTCCCTGCATTCTGCATATGATCCGTGATGGTGACTAAATCACAATCCTTGCCCTCCTTCCATAGCTCCAACACCCCTTCAAATATGCGTCGATGATCTGGATGATGGAACAGCTTTGGCGTTGCAAAGTCTGCCGCTTCATTAAGAATTGAAGAGCGTTGTAATACGCAGGAAAGAAATGCTTTCTCTGCCCCGTCAGATTGTGGAGTTGTCATGCCTTCTTCTTCCGCTTTGGTTCTGGTTTGGCGGCTTGCAATGCCCAATAAAGTACTACTTGCTTCTGGAATACGAACCACTCCTTTGATAGATCCTCTTTCCAAACCACTTCAAAGTCCCCCTCATCTTGCTTGCCAATACGGACGATGGCGTGAGAAGTGATTTGATTGATTTTTTTTGTTCCAACAACCTTAACACCTTTTGGAATAATCTGGTATGGGCCAATTTTGATATTCTCTGTTTCTTCTTTGCCAAGTAGAATTGGAACTTGCTCTTGATTTTCGTTCCACAATGCGGCATACCCTGCAACTTGCCTCCAATAAGAATCGCTGATCTTCTTGCTGGTTTTGAAGTCGATCAGAACATGATCCCCATTTGATCGCTTCGCAACAAGGTCAATGGTTCCGCCATAACACACTCCGTTATGAACGAGTTGAGTTTCAGTTGCCACCTTCTCCAGATGTTGCTCATCCCACCAATCAATGAATTTGTTGTAGCATAGCAAAGCCTTTTCGATGTCCTCGGTGGAGTAATCTTCAAGGTCGGCAACTTGCTGGTTTAGGTAGCACTCAATCAGAAAGTGGGCAATCGTGCCTATGTCTGCGGCCTTGTCTCGCTCCTTGCGGTAGTCCTTGCCCTCCATGCCAAGGTTCCATGCCCAATGAATCAACGCCCCAGCATCGTCTCCGATCTTGCAGATTGTGCTACCACCCGGCACTTGGGTCTTCCCGTCTGACAGGAAGTATTTTTGATGAGGTGCATTACGCACCAGTTTTACTTTTTCCATTCCTCAGTCATATGAGGCTTCCAATTCGTTGTCGAGAACAAAATCGTCCCAATCATCATCGGTCATTCCACTAGCTCCCGTGGCGTTCCCAAGCCCATTCTGCGTCACAAAGATTTCACAAAGTAAGGCAAGTGCATCAGCCCTGTCAGGAGAATTTCCCTTCGTGCGTTTCTTCAAATCCTTTTTGCTTTCCAGCAACGTGCGTTCGTTTTTGAGGGAATAGATTCTTGCACAAAGCTCCCTAGCTGTTTGGTCATCAAGACCACGGAGCCTTCCAGCCATCACGATCACCTTGATCTGTCCCCAGAGTTGCGTGACTCGGTTTGCATAGACTTGCTTTGCAGGACGTATATCCTCTGGGCTGATTGGAGCATCGGTAGCGGCTCCACCAAAGCTCACCCTAATAAACCCGTTCTTCCATCGTTGCTGAATGATGTCTGCGATACCAGCACCACCTCCAGTTGCATCAAGTGCAAAGTCCTCTGGCCTCACGTTGTGCTTGTTGAGAAGCTCAATCGTCTTGTCTGCCACTTGATAGAACAACGGATAGTCTGGGCTTTCTTGTAGGTGAATCCTGACTGTCTCGGTGAGAAGCATGGTGAGCTGTCCATCCGTAGCTGTTCCCACTTTTGCAAATCGCAAGATGCAATCATCGCCATCGGTGGTGAAGGCTGGATCAAGTGCGGCAATGGTCTTCACGCCACCACCAGACCAGAGCGTAGTCTCCCTAGCTCCTCCCTCCTGAATAGTTGCTGAGTCTAGGATTGTATTCCTAGCTCCGCTCTTGCTCCACATCCCTCTGCAATAGCTACTCCACTCAAGGCTTCCCTCTCCAAAATTCTTCTTGATGGTGTCCACGTTCTCCTGCCCAAACAAATATGGATAGATGGTCTTTCCAGCTTTGATATTGGGTGATTTGAGTCCATCAAACCTCACGCATATTCCGCTCTTGGTTTCCCAATGCTCATCATCATCTCCAATGCTTCTCCAGCCCATACGAGGCTCACAGAACAGACCATGCGGATCATACATGGAGGAGGCGTTAGCAATAGCTATGAAGTGATAGAAGTCCGTTCCCACTTCCAAGTTAGCCCTAGCTGAATACACGGCAGGATTAGTTTGAGCCGCTTCGTCAACCATGACCACCATGCGAGGTAAGTGAACACCCTGTAGCTTTCCTACCGCTTGCTCCACAGCCCCTGAATCAACAGCTAAGGCAATGATACTGCTCCTGTCATCCCCCCTCTGGAACTGGATCTTGGTCTGGGAGTCCACAACATTCAGTCCAAACAACGGCACGGCAGGACGAACGAACCTCATCATTTCAGACCAGATACGACCACGGAGGGAAGGCACAGTTGTGGAGGTAAGGGCGACACGGGTAGCCATAGGCTTCGCCAGATACTCAACCAAAGACAGGAGAGTGAAGGTGAATGTTTTGCCAGCGGCGGCACATCCAGTCACACCAATCTCGTCGTAGTTAGTCCATGCCCACAACGCTAGTTCATTCCAATCATTCCACGACCGAATCACGTCAGGCCATAGCATTGCAATACAATGCTTGATATGCTGGCCTCTGGACAGGCCGCTATATGTGGATGGGTCTTTAGCCCCCACCATCAGCAACTCTATTTCAAGTTGCGTGATGGCAGGAAACTTACTGAGATCCAGCCCGTAGGTCTGGAGTTTCAAGGATTACAGAGATTTCAACTGAGCCATGATGGACTGCATTCCAGACTTAGGAGTGCCTTTGCTCGTCGTCTCCTCATCGGAGGAAGAGCGGCTAATCCTTGCCTGAACGGAAGCATCTTCCTTGGCTCGGTTCTTGTACTTTGCAAGCTCGGCTTCAGCCTTTGCCAGTTTCTCAATAGCATCCTTTGCGGCTACTGCGAGGAACGGAGCGAGTGCCATGTCGTTCTGGCTGGCAGTACCCATCATAATGGCTTTAGCGGCCTCTACACGGGCTTTAACTGCACTATCATGGGCATCGTCACCGATCATGCGGAACAACTCGTTCTTGGAGGCTAGGTGCGAGGAGATGCGATCAAAGTTCTTATTAACGTTGTTAATGAATTCTTGATTGCTCTTCTCGGCTTCCACCTGAAGATCTTGATTGGTCTGGCGATAGTTCTCCAAGGCTCCCTCAAGATTACCACGCTTGCTGTCAGCATCGTTAATAAGGTTGAGGAACTGAGCGGCGGCGGCTCCACCTCCGAAGGACTCGTCGATAAACTCAATACGCTCCTTGCCCTTCAGGGAGAGTGCCTTCTCAGCAATAGACTGATCATCTCCGATCTCCTTGGCAAACACGGAAGCCTTCTCAATTGCCTCGCTATAAGGTTGCTCATACTTTTCCTTGAACTTGGGGGAACGCTCAAAGGCAGTACGCTCTAGCTCTGCCTCCATCTTCTCCAGCTTCTCACGATAAGTGGCAACCTCTGAGTCTTTAGCCTTCAAGGTCTCCTCGTAGGACTCTGCCTTGCGACGAAGCTCGGCAATGTTTTCCTCCTTTGACTTCTTGGCCTTTGGAGCCTCGGCAGTCTCTGGCTCTTTGGTGAGGTCTAGGTCAGAAAGGTCAAAACTATTAGTTGACTTGTCCTCAACTTTTTCCTTGGTCTTCTTTTCCTTCTTGGGTTCCTCAACCTTGTCCACGTTGTCCAAATGTTTAAGGAACTCATCAGACTCCATGCTAGTAACTTCCTCAAGGCTCTGAGGGATCTTCTCTCCGCTCTCAAGTGCGGCGTAATCCACCCTGTCAATCTTTGGCTTCTGATTGATCTGGCGGCTTAGTACTTGCTCAAACGTCTCAGAGACTGGCTCTGGAGTGGTGGCAATGATGGGGTCTGCTGGTATTGTTGTTGGTTCTGACATATGGGTGTGTTATTAAAATTCTCCTTGATAGGAAGGATTGACTTCCTTGATCTCATCGGGAGTGACTGATAGCCCGTGAAGATCAGCAATGATGGAAGCACGACCAGCATCAAATCCAAAAAGGATGTGAGCATTGTTCGTGCTGTATAGCTGGGGTGTACCGCCAATCGTCTTGGCGGCTGTTAGCCCGTCCACAACGGACAAGGCTTGTTTCATAATAGGAAGATCTAGGATCTTCTTGAGTTCCGACGCAAGGGCTGAATCAGCCCTCCAATCTGTGTATGTCATAGTAGGTCTTTTTGTTCTGGCATTTCATCATCGCTGAAAATGATGTTGTTATCTTCAGCGTTGTGTATTTCATCAAGAGCTTCAGTAACAGCATCAATGTGGACTTTCACGTTAAGACCGCCCACCTTTTCTGCGTGTTCCTTACAGGCTTCGATAGCCTCTTCTACAGTATCTCCTATACCAATGCAATCACCAATTTCAGGCATATTAATTCCTTGATGATTGATGATCCATCCCTGTCCTTCAATGTTGGCATAGTTACGCCACTTAATCCATTGACGAACGGACTCATCGCATTCCACGGGGCAATTCTTTTCAGCGGCAAAGTCTGAGCTAATAATAGCCAAGGCTCCGTACTTAGCCCTCCAGACAGGATCTACAAGCTCGCCATTTGCTCCAGCTTCTACGATCTCACCAATGTTCTCCACCATCTCCCAAAGCAGGGCAGAGGGAGGTGCAGGGCATCGAGTCGTCAAATCAATTAGATATGGTGTGCCTTCATCCGTGACTCTAATCTCGGTGCTGAAGAACTGGCAATATCCACTCTCCTCAAGGAAAGGTGATAGCTTTTCATTAACCACCTTAACTGGCTCTGAGAGATCATCGTACTCCCTTACTGCCCCAAGGTATCCTCTGTCCTTCACTTCCACACCAGTAAGGCAGGAAGAAGGGAATTTACCATTGATGCAATAGCCATCGTATCCAGCTTCCACCACGCTATCCACCCTATGCTCCACAACGAAAGACATGATGGATGCGGCACAGCCAAGATCAACTTCTAGCTGATCCAAGCGAGGCTTAACGATGTCGTAGCTCTTCGCCTCAAAGGTTTCTGCTAATCCACGGAATCCAGAGATCTTAACATACACATCGTCGTTATTACGGATGTAGTCACGAAGCTCGTCCATGCCAGTAACCAAGGCACACTTGCCTACTGGTAGTCCAAGCTCCTTCATCGTCTCCTTGGCTCTCCACCGCTGGATCTCTAACTTCTCTCCGAAGCCAGCCGCCCAGACTTTCTTTCCTTCAGACTTGAGTAGCTCTGCAAGATTCATGAATCCCACATCGGGAAATACGATGAAATCTACTTCGTCCTTATACATCTCCCAGCTATTAACACGCTCTACTCCCCTCATGCCAGTACCCACCAATGCAGGGCCAAGCAAGGGAAACGCCCTATCTGAGAAAGGGACAAAGTACTTCACATCAAAATCCTCGGCAAGCCTCTCAGCAAATGCCGTGAACAATCCGTGATCAATTACCAAACAACTACGCCTCGTCATATACTCCCATTTCCTTGGCTTGATTGTCTCGGATTGTTTGAATTAATAGTTTGTGTGCCAGTGCCAATTCCGAATCCTTTCCATGAAAGGTGCGGTGATAAATGTAGCGATCATAGATTAGTGCCACAATCACTTCCGTTGCTTCTGCCTTCCCCGAATCAAAGGGGTGGTTTTCCATTGTTTTGTTTTTTATGGTTGGATGCCGCCGTATTTAGCGGCAACCTTCAAGCGATCTACCATTAGACGCTGTGAAGTCTTTTTATCCTGAAGCTCCATTTGGTGTTGAGCCTTTGCGGATTTGATAGCCATGTCATTCTGCAACTTCATGCGATCAAGTTGAATCTTGTTCATTGCCACCAGAGTCTTGGGATCTTGAGGAGGCTGACCAGCTTGCTGTTGCTGTTGAGCCATCTCCTGTTCCTGAATCTGCTTCGCCATTGCATTGATCTGATCAGCGATCTTCATCAGCTCGGAAGTCTGCTCGTTAAGATTATCAAACTGCTCCTGACGGGTTGGATCTTCCTCAAGATATTTGAGATGGGTAAGAATATGAGGAATGGCAGACTGCATGATTGTAGCAACCATGCGAGGATCTGCTTTCTGATCCTGAATCCCTTCAATAAGGCTACCAGCAAATTGCAAGTGAACAGTAAGGTGAACAAAGTGATTCTGGTCTGGATCAATAATAACCTGACCACCACTCTGGAACGCATTATTCTCAAGGGATGAGATGGAAAGATCATTCCCATCTGGCTTGCTCTCTTCTGGAATGCCGAAAGTTTCAACCCCAGTTTGCCCTGCAATTGCCGCTATATTGGCATTAATAACTCGTTTCCGATTGGACTCTGGGAGTTGAGGGAGGTACTCGCTGATAAGCTCCATAGCTTGCATACGAGCGGCAGACGATCCTTGTCCAATGGAACGAGTGGCTTTGACGTATTCAATGTCGAGCATGGCGGCGGCAGGAACCCCACGATTAAGGCAAGCATCTTGGAAAGCAATAGCCTCACTGCCTCCCTGATCCTCTATGAGGATATTGGGGTTGGAAGCCCTGCGATAAACTTCCTTATAATGAAGATCAAGAGCCTGAAGATAGATTTCTGCACGAGTATTTGTTAGTCGGCTTTTCTCTCCGATTTCAATCTCGACTTCCTTATTTCCCTTCTTGCGTCCTCCACCACCACTAACGGTGGGAAGGAAGCTACCAATCTCATCAGCTTCCTGTCCTTGGAACATGGAAGCCACTTGCATCGCAGAGCTGAGATTAGATCCAACATTAACCTGAGTGAGCTGTAGACCCGGAGGAAGAATGCGATAAGGCCCAATCTGGACTGTCTTCATCTTCTCTGCATCTGCGGCAGAATTGGGCTGGAACATAACGGCAGATCCAACAATCACACCCTCCATGAGTGCATTGTTCACACGATTAATAGCCTCTGCCCATTTATAAACCTTCTGACCCAATCCTCTCACGCCATGATAGTAACCATTACCAACTCCATTAAGATATACCGTGAAGGCATTGGAAAACTTCTTATAACGGCTGGGCATCTTGCAAAGCCACTCGGTTCCATTGAGTCGATCAAAGATGTAATGGCTAACACGACCATCATATTCCTTTACGAACATATGAGCCACCTTGATGATCTTGCTCTTTGCGTATGAATAATAAAGTGCGTTCAGCTTCAGTTCCTTCTGATACCATTCCCAAGGACGACGCTGATCCTGATCATCCACCCTAGCATCCATGATTGCTTGCTGGCATTCCTCAACATCCCATCCTCCACGCTTTGCGGCTTCTTCATTTTCAATATAGCGATATAGTTCTTCGCAATACATTTCATCCAGAACATAGCAGAACTCCCAATCGTCTTGATTAACTCCAGCACCCTTGGGAACAACTAGGCTCCAAGGATCAATAGCCTTTGCCTTGAAGTCAGTCCCATCGGGCCAATACATACAAGCCTGACCGTGAATCACCAATTGCTTGTGAGCGATCTGATGCTGAGCAAGGAATCCGGGGTTAGTCTTAGCTAAGAGCTTATGGAACTCATCGGAAATGATTCGGCTCCATTCCTCCCTCTTTCCCATGTCGGTTCCATACTGAGTTTTTACAGTGGCGTATGTTGCAACAGAAGTAAGGATGTCAAAGTAAGGTATAACTGCGGCCTCCACCTTAGACTCAGCGTGTCCCCAATTTACGTTGATTCGGTCTCCTTGCCCCATCTCACGCAACTGCTGGTCATTATAGGGGGAATTTCCGTCGATAATTCCTTGAATCTGACTACGGCGGTAAGAGGCAATCTGATCGTCATCAATCAGAGTATAAAGCATACTACGGGCTGACCCTGCGTCCTCAACACGATTTTTGGGTGGCTTTTCGCCAACATTAGGGTCAATCAATCCGTAAGTAATCATATTTTAAGTAGTGATTCAGCGTTTGTGATGTCTGGATTCTTTACCCAGCACCATTCTGGACGCTTGGAAGTTGTCTCACTTTTCTCACCTGTTAGCAAGAGATTTCGATTGACATGGACAATTGCTTCATTTTTGCATCCACATACACCACAGCTATTAAGGTCAGGATCGGAAGGCGTTGTCCTGCTTCCCTTTACCTTGCTAACCATCTCTCTAATCGCCTGACCAGCACCGCATCCAGAACAGAAATTAGCTGGCATATTATAAAAACACCTAGTGCAGATTTCAGCCCTTTTATTAGCTTCATTCTGATCAACCCAAACTTCCTCTCCCTTAATTCCTGCCATTGCCATAGCCGCAAGAGATTTAATTCCCTTTAAAATTGTTTCGGCAGATAGGTTGGGCTGAAAGCCGAGGTTTTGTTCCCCTGCATAAGTACACCATCCTGCTGGCAATTTCATGCAAATCTGATTCTCAACTCTGTCTTTCCAGTCAGAAGGCAATGGAATGTCGTTGTCACGATAGTGTGCCTCCACCTTCTTGAAAAGATCCTCAATAGAAAGGTATCCTTCTATTCTAAATCCATTTTCAGGAACCGTGAATGAGAACCTTCCCGGAGGAACATGACTAACGTCCTTTAACTTCTGATAGTTCATTCGTCGTCAATGATGTTTGCATTCATTGGATCAAGCAATACTTCGGTGGCGTGTTCTAGTGCCATTTTATACCCATTCATGAATGCCTGTCTCATATAGTCCTTATGACCATCTGCCGATCCATGATTATTGCTGTAATAGCGAATTCCCTCTGTTTCGTACCAGTTTTCAAATTTATTTGTTGCGTTCATTTTAATTAGTCTTCTTGTTGTTCATGCCAAGGATATTCCTCATCTGGATCGTCTGGAAGGTTTTTGCATTTGTTTCCACACTTCTTCCACGCAAGCTCCGAACGCAAGAATTGTTTTTTCTTTTGCTCTGGGAAAGAAGGCGTGAGCGACCTCATGCGGAATGATCTCAATAAGTGATCTTGTGTACTTTGGTGAGATAATGATTTTTTTTCTTTTGTAACTACAAGCGGCATCGTCTGGTACTCCCTTAGTTTTTCCTGCATCACCCCATCCGTACTCCCAATCTTGTCCCTTGATGGTTATGGTTCCGCATTTTGAAAATTTCATCTGGGTTTAAATGTATTAAAATAAGACCATATTGCTATTGCTACCAACATGGCTATTGTTAAATCAACCATTCTATTATGCTTTGTATAAAATCATCCCACGCCTCTCCACAATAACCTTTTTAACCTCAACAAGATCTCCCTTGGAGTTTGGAACGTTTGTAATTTCTGTTGTTAGCCTGTAATCAATATTTCCTCGCTTCATGTCGTTAATTACATTGTTAAGCATTTGTTTTTGATATTGGCAATTAATGTCATAAGGCCCAGCCAATACGCTGTAATCTTGGCAGATATAATAAGGCGGCTGAACTGTGTTGTTGTCGTTTGTCATTTGAGTTTGTAATGAGGTACTGGGTAAATCTTTCTTCCTGTTTTGATTCTAAAATTCTTTTCAATAATATGCCCGTTAATTTTGAGGAGGGCTATTTTGGCAACGGTGTGGGATAGCGAAAGATTCCATATTTTTTGCAAATCCCTACTAGAAGCAAAACCATCTTCAACTTCATCCAGTTTAGCATGAAGGTTGTTTTTGATTGCATCAAGCCATTTATTAGCACTCATAGTGGCAACCTCCATTCTTGGTTGAACTCTCCTCTGGTGATGAGCCATACTGCCGAGTCCTTTGGGCCAATCTCTCCGTATGCAATTCCTTGTCTCCAGCCGAGTGTCGCTCTGCGGCACTTCGCATAGTCCATTTCGCCTCTGCGAGTAAGCGTACCAACGCAGTATCCTGTGCTTTCTTTAATTGTGCGGCCTTCTCCGATCTGCGCTCTATGCGTGTGTCCAAATATGACATGACCTCCGTACATTTCTGCCATATCCCTTGCACTATTTTCATTGTAGATTGTCCCGTGGGTGAAGGTCACATTACCAACAACCAACCTCTGAAACACTCCAGTATACGGGATACGGCGGCAACCAATCTTGACGAAAGATTCGTCAATGAAATTAGTGGCTTGCTGTGCGGCATATGCGACGAGTGCGTTATTGCTATGTAGAAGTCTGGGTATGCGGTCTTCGTGGTTGCCGTCCAAGACATGAGTTGGTCGATATTGTTTAAGGAACGCAATTCCCCCATCAATATCGGGAGCGACTGGTTCGGACTCATCAGAAGTTCCAGCCGCACCACTCCGAAATGCGGTGGTGTCGCACCAGTCTCCCAGATGCACAGCAATATTAGGTTTCCACTTTTCCCGCATAGCGAGGACTGCTTCAATCGCAGTTGGGTCGGCGTACTTACCATGCGAACAAGATACCGCCATAAATTTCTCATACTTGGTAGCAATATGGGGGGCTTTCGCCCCCCTGTTTTTAGCTTTAGGCTTCATTTTGAACTAGGGACACAAGCTCCCACTTTGAAGGATCTTTCTTGCCCGGAGCAACCCCTGCGTCAACCAAAGTTCCATTCTCACCAAACTTTGTTGCTGAAGTGAATAGCTTCTCGTCGAAAGTGAGTGCCTCAATGACCTTGCCATTGTCGTTGAACTCAACCGAGTAAAGAACCCACTTCTTTGCGGCTCCCTCCTTGCTCTGCGCCGCCACCTTTGCTTGAGTTGGCAATACGCCCCTCCAAGTGGCTACAGCGTTTCCCGCTGGCCTCACAGACGGGCTTTTGTCCATAGCCTTTGCAATGGCAGGACGAGCCTCCTC